AACACTAATGTTATTGGCGCATTGTCAAAAGGAACAAAATATATTGCTAATAACATAGGATCATTTGAAACCTTCGCAGATTTACATTATGGATCGGGAACAGCATATGAAAAAACTGGTTATAAATTTTTATATAACACAAATCCTAACTATTGGTATTGGAATAGAAAAGAAAATCGATTAGAATCGAGATTAAAATATCAAAAACATAAATTGCCAGATCAAACGATGACGGAAAAAGAATATACTGCGTCTATAGGTTTACATCGTTATTATGATTGTGGTAATGCTAAATATAGCTTTGAATTTAAAAAATTATAAATAAATAAAAGAATAGAATTTCTATTGGACAATAAATAATAACAATAACATACTAGAGGGTAAAAACTAATGGCCGCATCAGACCTATTTGTCGAAGAATTTAAAAGCCAATTATTCGGTGGTGGAGCACGAAATAACTATTTCAAAGCAACTTTAACCGGATTGGATACGTTTGGTGGTGCTGATTTAGCAACAGTATCATTTTTATGTAAAGCCGCATCATTGCCTGGATCAACTATTGCTGGAATTGAAGTTCCATTTCGTGGAAGAGTAATCAAAGTTGCTGGTGACAGAACATTTGAACCATGGAATGTAACCGTTATCAATGATATAGATTTTCATGTTCGAAATGCAATTGAACGTTGGATGAATGCTCCACTAAATAGCCATGAAACAAACCTTGGTCAACAAAGACCAGCTGTATATAAAACACAAATGAAAGTTGAACAACTAGATAAAGCCGGTGTTAGTTTAAAAACGTATCATTTTATTGGAACATTCCCTTCTGTACTCGATCCAATTGAAGTGAGTTATGATTCTTCTAATGCAATCGAAGAATTCAATGTTACATTTGAATATGATTACTGGACATCTGATACAACTGATGGTGGAACACAATAATAATAAAATATATAGTTCTTCTATCCATTCGCAAAATTTTAATGTTATTCTAACTATTTTATGGCTGAAAATAATACAACTTTTCTATTAGAAGATTATGTGTTTGAGGAAACCGATAATCTAGAAATTTTTGGATTTCCCTTAAAAAAGAAATCTGATAAAAAAGTTGATAAAAAAGAGGAAATAAAATCTTTTGTTGAACCATCTACAGACGATGGTTCAGCAATTTTTGTCTCTTCCGGGACACATCAATTAGGTTTTTATAATCTGGGTGATTATAGCGCAAAAAGTGATATTAATCGAATAAAAAAATATCGGGAAATCGCATCTTATCCAGAAGTTGAACAAGCTATTGATGAAATTGTTAATGAATTGATTGTTATGGATGATGAATATAAATCAGTCGAATTGTCATTAGATGATGTAGAATTACCGGAAAAAGTTAAAAATCAAATTGTAGAAGAATTTAATGATATTTTAAGCCTATTATCATTTTCAACCAATGGATATGATATTGCTAAAAAATGGTATGAAGATGGGCGTTTAGTCTATCATATGATTTTAAATGAAAAAAATGATGATATTGCTGAAATTCGTCCAATTGATCCGGTACATATTAAAAAAATAAAAGAAGTAGAAGAGACAATTGATCCGACAACTAGAGCAAAATTATACAAAACAAAACAAGAGTATTTTTTATATGTAGAAGATGCTCAATCTTCTTCTTCATCTTCATTAACAACGACTGGATTAAAAATCCATAAAGATGCCATTGTTTATGTGACATCTGGATTATTAGATGAAGATAGAAAAAATATTATTTCATATTTACATGCAGCAATTAAACCAGCAAATCAATTAAGAATGCTGGAAGATTCTCTCGTTATTTATCGATTAGTTCGTGCTCCAGAAAGACGTGTTTTCCGAATTGATGTTGGTGGCATTTCTACAAAAAATGCCGAAGCATATATGGAAAAAATTATTGCAAAATATAGAAATAAAATTGTGTACGATGCAAATACAGGAGAGTTACAAGACGCTCGTCAGAATCTTGCAATGATCGAAGATTTTTGGTTGCCCACTAGAGATGGAAGAGGAACCGAAATATCAACGTTGAATTCAGGTTCATCATTAGGGGAAATTGATGACGTTATCTACTTCCAAAAGAAATTATTTAGAGCATTAAAAGTACCATTAAATAGATTAGAACAAGAATCATCTGCATTTTCTCTTGGGCGCACTAATGAAATTTCAAGAGATGAAATCAAATTTTCTAAATTTATTTCTAGACTTCGTGCAAAATTCTCTGATCTCTTTTACCAAATTCTAAAAACTAAACTTCTTATTAAACGTATAATTTCTACTGAACAAGAATGGTTGGATATAAAAGAAGGAATTTTTATTAATTACCTAAAAGATAATCATTTTACAGAATTAAAGGAATCTGAAATTATTCGAGAAAGACTAAATACATTACGAGAAGTTAATGAATATACAGGTCGATACTTTAGCGTTGAATGGGTTAGAAAAAATATTCTTCGACAAACCGATGAAGATATAAAAGAATTGGATAAAGAAATAGAAAAAGAAAAAGAAAAATATAAAGAGCCAGACGAAGAACAATCTTCAGGATTCGGCGGAAGGATGTAATTCTAGTATTATTCTATGCGAAAAACAACAAAACGTATAAAAAAATTTATTATTAAAAAACGAAAACAATTTAGGTAAATTCTATGAATGATCAAACAACAACTCCAGTAACACAATTAAAATTTGTTCAAAATGTATTAGATAAAAATTATGTCGATGCAAAAGAACAATTCAAAGAACTGTTCTATGCAAAATCAATGGAACGACTTGAATCAAAAAAAATTGAAGTAGCCCGAAAAATATATTCTGAAGAAAGTGAATCAACTAAAATTGATTCATAAACGAAGTTTCACTTAAATAAAATGTTTTCATTTCGATTCATATTTGAAGCTGCCTATAAAGGAAATATTGGTATAATTGAATTATTTCAATTTTATGAAAAAGCAGAAAAAGAAAATCCTGAACTTTTTAAAGAAGTCAAAGCATTAATTAAACAAAACAAGGAAAAAGAAGTTTGGAAAAAAATTCAAGATTATTTAAATGTTAAATTAGTAGATAAATAGAAGAACAAAAATGAAATTAATAACAGAAACAAATTTTAAACATTTAGAATGTTTGGTTGAAAATACATCGGAAGGCAAAAAAATGTATATTGAAGGCATTTTCATGCAAGCCGATAAAAAAAATAGAAATGGACGAATCTATGAATCTCGTATTTTAAAACCAGTTGTAGAACAATATATTGAATCTCAAGTAAAAACCGGACGGGCTGGTGGAGAATTAAATCATCCTCAGACACCAACTCTAAATCCAGAACGAATTTCACATAGAATCACTCAAATGGAATGGAAAAATACAGATATCTATGGAAAAGCAATGGTTCTTGAAACACCAATGGGAAAAATTGTTAGGGGTCTTTTAGAAGGCGGATTTCGTTTAGGAGTTTCTTCGAGAGGCATGGGGTCATTGCAAGAAAAAGATGGCATTCAATATGTTCAAGATGATTTTAATTTAGTTTGTGTTGATTGCGTTTCGGACCCAAGTGCTCCAGATGCTTTTGTAAATGGAATCCTTGAAGGAATTGAATTTACTATAGATTCATCTGGTAAATTGATTTCTTCGGAAGCAGATAAATTTATGAACAAAAAAAGAAAAACCATTAACGAATCAAAATTATTAACAACTTTAGAAAAAATATTAGGTAAATTTTGAATGAAAACCACAAAACAATATATTCAAGAAGCAAAAGAAAATTTATTTGAAGAAGAAGAAATTAAAAATGAATTAATCGAATTATTTGGTGAAGATTATTTAGAAGAACAATATTCTAAATATTTAGAAGAAAAAGCATTACCAGGACAAATGACACTTGTTGGTGGATTAGCATCATATGCATTTGGTCTTGGGCCGGTAGGTCTTGGGCTTTATGCATTATATAAAACAATTCGAAAAAAATATGAAAAAGCAAAACGCGACTGTTCCACCAATCTTTGCTTAAAACAGACTCGTATTAAAGAATCCGAAGAAAAAATTGAAGTCCTAAAAAAACTAGAAGCGGATGGTTCGGATAAAGAGAAAAAGGCCGCAAAAAAAGCAATACAGAAATTAGAAGCATTTATTGATCAAGTCAAAAATACAAAAGCATAAACGAAGTTTCACTTATAAATGCTTCAAAAAAATATAAATTATAAATAAATATTAATAGATTAAAGAATATAAATAAAAGTTAATACTATATAGATTTATCCAATGAAAGTTATT